ACTTCAGCATATGCTGCTGCAAGAGGTTCAAGATTCGACGAAGTTCACGTTGTTGTTCTTGATGATGATGGTGATGTAACAGGAAATGCAGGAACAATCCTTGAGAAGCACCTAACACTTTCCAAGGCAAAAGACGCAACATATTCTGTTGGTTCTCCTTCTTACTGGAGAAAGTATATCTCCGAAAATTCTGAATACATCTTTGCTGGTTCTGCTCCTGCTGGAATTTCAACCGTTGGTCTTACAACAGGATTTGAACTCAAAGGTGATAATGGTTGGGATCAGAATGCACAGGGCATTACTTTCGGACAATCTGGTGCTCTCAACCTAACCTTGAATGGTGGTTTAAATTATGGTGGTAAAGCAGGATTGACAACTACAGGTTCTCTTGCCGCAACTGTTGGAGATCTTTCAACTGGTTACGAAATCTTTGAAAATACCGAAGAGTATGAAGTAGACTTCCTACTCATGGGTTCTGGTGTACTTGCAAAAGAAGACACTCAAGCACTTGCAAGCAAACTAATTTCAGTTGCTGAAGCTAGAAAGGATGCAATCGCATTTATTTCTCCACACAGAGGTTCACAAGTTACTGAATCTGGAAGTGGTTATTCTGTTAAGAGTGCTTCGGATATTACTGATGAAGTAATTAGTTTCTATGCATCTGTTCCTTCATCATCATTTGCAGTATTTGATAGTGGTTATAAGTATGCATATGATCGTTTCTCGGATACTTTCCGCTATGTTCCTCTGAATGGAGATATGGCAGGACTTTGTGCCAGAAATGACATTTCGAATTTCCCATGGTTCTCACCCGCTGGTACAGCAAGAGGTGCAATCTTAAACGCAGTTAAGTTGGCATACAATCCAACAAAAATTCAAAGAGATCGCCTCTATAGTGCAAGAATCAACCCAGTGATCTTCTCGCCTGGTTCTGGAATTATCCTCTTTGGTGATAAGACTGGACTTGCTAAAGCATCTGCATTCGATCGTATCAACGTTCGTAGATTGTTCATCTATCTTGAGCAGGCAATTTCTGCCGCAGCAAAAGATGTTATGTTTGAGTTCAACGATTCTCTCACCAGAAGTTCTTTCGTAAATGCAGTTGAACCATTCCTCAGAGATGTTCAAGCAAAGCGTGGAATTCAGGAGTTTAGACTTATCTGTGATGAGTCAAACAATACTGCCGCAGTTATTGACGCGAATGAGTTTATTGCGGATATTTACATCAAACCAAACCGTTCCATTAACTTCATTGGACTAACCTTCGTTGCCACCAGATCTGGTGTTTCGTTCTCTGAAGTAATTGGCGTTTAATTCGATTTAAATTAATTTCAAAGAGGTAAAAAACCGATGGCACTCAGAACAATCTCCAATTTTAAATCTCAATTAACGGGGGGAGGTGCAAGACCTAATCTGTTTGAAGTTGAATTAAACTTCCCAAATGGATCTGGTCAATCCCTAGGATTCATGTCTAATGATTCCACCCCGACTGCAGCAACACAAACATTAACAACCTCTGGGGTTGGTGATAAAGTTCCTTTCATGGTAAAGGCAGCAAACTTACCCGCATCTAACATCACTCCTGTTGAGGTTCCTTTCCGTGGAAGGATCCTCAAGGTTGCTGGTGAAAGAACCTTCGATAGTTGGACCGTTACTGTTCTCAACGATACTGATTTTAAAATCAGAACCATTATGGAGCAGTGGATGAACGGTATCAGCAGACTTACCAATGGATCTGGTGAGACCAATCCAACTGATTATACTGCCGATGCAGCAGTTACTCAACTCGATAGAAACGGCGGTCCACTGAGAGAGTACAATTTTATTGGTTTATTCCCAACCAATATTTCTGAAATTGCTCTTTCAATGGATACCACTGATACTATTGAAGAGTTTACTGTTGAGTTCCAAGTCCTTTACTGGAACATTGCTGCAACTTCTGAAAACGATTCTGCTCCTGCAGTAGATTGATAAATAGATAAAATAGTTCAGTTTCTTATAAAATGTCAAAACTTTTTGGTTTTTCTATTGACACCACTGAAGAAAAATCCAAATCTATCGTCTCCCCCGTTCCGCCTAACAATGCGGACGGGGTTGATAATTTTATTGCTAGTGGATTTTACGGGCAATATGTAGATATTGAAGGGGTCTATAGAAATGAACACGATCTAATCAAAAGATACCGTGAGATGGCAATCCACCCAGAGTGTGATAATGCCATCGAAGACGTTGTCAATGAGGCAATCGTGAGTGATCTTTATGATTCTCCAGTTGAAGTTGAACTTTCCAATCTGAATGCAAGTGATAAGTTAAAAGAAAAGATTAGAGAAGAATTTAAATATATCAAAGAACTTTTAGATTTTGATAAAAAATCTCACGAAATTTTTAGAAACTGGTACATTGACGGTAGACTTTACTATCACAAAGTAATTGACCTTAAAAAACCACAAGAAGGAATCAAAGAATTAAGATACATTGACCCCCTTAAAATGAGGTTTATCCGTCAGGAGAAAAAACCAAAAGGTAATGTTGTTAATGGTATTGATTTCTCTCGAATGACAGAAGAGAGTAAGTCATTTTATCCAGAAATTGAAGAATATTTTGTTTATAGTCCAAAACCAAACTATCCACTAGGGACTGTTTCGGTGCAGGAAATCAAAAAGGTATCAAGATTGCAAAAGATACGATTTCTTATGTCACTTCTGGTTTAGTTGATAGAAACAAAGGTTCGGTTCTCTCATATCTACATAAGGCAATCAAGTCTCTCAATCAACTTCGTATGATTGAAGATTCTCTTGTTATCTATAGACTTTCAAGAGCACCAGAAAGAAGAATCTTTTATATTGATGTTGGCAATCTTCCCAAGGTAAAAGCAGAACAATATCTTCGTGATGTAATGTCACGTTATAGAAATAAGTTAGTTTATAACGCCGACACTGGTGAAGTTCGTGATGATCGCAAGTATATGAGTATGCTTGAGGACTTCTGGCTTCCAAGAAGAGAAGGTGGTCGTGGTACAGAAATTACCACATTACCTGGCGGTCAGAATCTTGGTGAACTGTCTGATATCGAATATTTCCAGAAGAAACTTTATAGAGCACTTGGAGTTCCAGAATCCAGAATTGCAAATGATGGTGGATTCAACCTCGGTAGATCTTCAGAGATTTTGAGAGACGAACTTAAGTTTTCCAAGTTTGTTGGAAGACTAAGAAAGCGTTTTTCA